AACCCAGCCAGCACTATTGTTTAACTGATTGTAATAATCAATTAACTCAGTAGCCTTGGCACGAGTAAACAGGGTTGTCTTAACATCGTAAATATTCATCTTGGATACCTCGGTTTAGTTGATACGCATAAGGGCCAGAAGCCTGACCCTTAAACCTATCAATTTTCGCTGGGTTGCATGACGGTCATACCGCCTTTCTCATTTGGCCTGATCCAGACCGTGCCAGCTACAGTATGTTCCAGTTCAGCCAGATCATTGTCCGGCCCTAATTTCTTGGCCTGGGCCTGCATTATGCAGTCCATTAACAGGGGGACACAAGCCTGATCGAACGAGCGGTCAGGGTCGCTCTCGCAAGCCCTTGCCACGTTCTCACTGATTAACAGCCAAGGCCAACGCTCAGGGTACGGATGGTGCAAATAGCCGTCCTCGATAGCCTGCTCAGTTGAATAGACCGATATGACCGGCCCAAAGATTTCTAACATTTCAGCTTGATTCATTTTTCAATGCCTCGGTAAGTTTTGCATTAGAACGCCTCCCGGCGTTTTCGGGCATTTAGCCCTCATCAGTAATGCTATCGGTAGTAAAACGGGTCGTCGATGTCGAGAATCTCGACTACATCCGTTAGGGTGTCCGGCTTCGTGCAAAGTACCCATTCACGGGTGCATGGATTCAGCCAAAAATCCACGGGCCAGTCTTGAAGTCCGCCTTTTCCGTTGCTGAATTCGGCGTATTCAACCGCGCCCCATTTAGCCAGTGAAGTGCGCCCGGTGCTAGTCCATTCGTCAGCATTTAAGCCGTGGGGCTTCGAGTTATCCCATGTCGAAAGGGACGATAATTTAATTCCTGATTCCATTAGCTTTCCTCGACTGCATCAGTCTGCGAGATATGGAACAGCTTGGCAGTGGCTGGCTTTAATTTGCCAGTCTTGACGCCGTTCTTTTTCTCTTCGTACATCGTGCGAACCTTGACGCTTTTCTCACCCTTACGGACTTGGCGCTTTTCTTTACCAGTCGCCGGGTGCTTAACATAAAGCCAGTCATTGTACTTGAATACGTCGATTCGAGGAGTCGCGATAATACCGCGGTCCAAGAACGCCTGAATCACAACAGTATCATTCTTGGATGATCCGTTGATGACTCTGTGGTACGACTGTGTAGCTTGCTCAACTTTTTGTGCTGTAGTTGCTTTCATAATAGCCTCGGTTGTAATGAGTAATACAAGCGCCCAGAATGGATGCTTGATGTTACCCACTAAGGAATCCCCCCGTTCACCTTACCGCTTCAGAACCGACAGGGCTGCGTCTCGCGCTTGCCTTACGTTAAGTACACCGGGGGGTATTTGCTAGACTCTAGTGCTTCGGTCCGCTTCCGCTTATATCGGGTCTGGGCCTTTCACTCAGTTGGAGTTATTACATCGATTGAGCATATTCTGAACTAACGGCTTCAGGCTGTCAACCCCCGATTGCTATACCAATGCTGTACCAGTGACATTTAATCAAACGGCCCCGGAATAACAGCAACGTAACCAGTCTCGTGATGTACTCCACAAGGGGGACAGTACACGGTAGCCCGGGTAGCCTGTAGACTTCCCCCGGTATGCTGGCTTGTAGGCTTCCCCATGATGTTCCCCCCTCACACCGCCACGCCAGTTCAAACCAAAGCGAGGCAAGCCACTGGCCCGTGACGAACACATAGACAGCCAAGCATGGGTATCTACAGGGGCAGGCTAAGGGAGCGCTATAGAGGCCACTAGGGGCAGGCTATGGGCCTTCCCTGAGGGGCAGACTAGAAGACTTCCACCGGGGGGACAGGCTAAGGGACTGCCTCTTTCCGTTTACGTAAACGTCAAGCTGATCCTCGCGATAAAAGAGTAGTTGGCGCGTCACGCGGGGGCCGCCCCCCCTTTTTTTTCTGCGCGTATGATATATATTGTATATACACAGCGTAGGGGAAGCCTACCGAATATTATTAAAACCTAATAGAGGACAATGTAATGCCAATAGGACCAAATGGAGAAAGACTACCGTATCCCGGTGAGGAAGGCCCAATGATGCCCCCGATGGGAGGCCCGGGAATGGGAGGGCAGCAGGAACGGCTTAATCAGCTATTAGAAGCCCGTCAGATGATAGATCAGGAGATTGCTGCTATTGTTGGTGGCCCTCCGGGTACAGAGAATCTGGATATGCTTCCTCCGCCCCCAATGGCTCAGGGTATGCCTCCAGAGTCCATGATGGCTCAGGGTGGCCCTCCGATGCCGGACGGACCGCCTATGCCTCCTCAGGGACCGCCAATGCCTCCTATGGGCCCACAGGGGCTCTTGGGGGTATAGTATGGAAATGGGTGTTCAGGAAGAGATGATGCGTCTTATGAAGTTAAGGAGTGACGTAGATGCTCGTATTCAAGAGTTACGTTCTGGCGGAGTACCTATGGGTGCAAGACCGGGAATGGGGCAGAATGTTGGGCCTGATAGACCTCCTATGCACGTACCTGCGCCTGTTGGAGGATTATTGGTCTAGTGGCTAAAACTTGGCAAGAGATATTAGATGATCCCATGTATGGCGATGTCTTATCTAACATACAAGTAAGTCTTACTTTGTCTGCTCAAGGGTCTGGTGATGTGGGATCATTTGTGGACCAAACGGCGGCAGACTATGGAAAGACAAAATATTCAGATAAGAGCTTTTGGGGGGATACGGCAACGGCGATAAATGCTGCGAGTACCCCCGAATTACAGTTTATGCTTGAACATCCGCAAACGGTTATGCAAGTTATTGCTGGTTCAACGGCTGGTTTAACTCCGCAGCAAAGGCAAGATGCTATAAGTGGTACTATTGGAAGCATGGGGCAGAAGTGGGGGGAAACTAGCCAAGATACTGCGGGAAAAATACTTCAGGATAAGCTCATAGAGATGGGCGAGATAGAGAAAAATAAGCAAGGCTGGTTGCCCAATATAGTCGCTTATGTTGATAAATTAGCTGAAAGCAAGAATGTCGATGTTGGTGGTCTTTTGTCAACTGTCGGACAAACTATGGAAGATGATGAATGGTCACCCTACGACGATTAGGATAACGCATGAGAACTGACAAACAAGAAGCCTTTATAGAGTCCTACTGTTTAACGGGAAACGCCGCTAAAGCTGCTGAAATGGCAGGCTACTCACCGAAAGCCTCAAAACAGAAGGGATACTCCCTAAAGAAGCAATTCGCCCACGAGATAGCCGAGAAGACCCGTGAGATGATGGCTGACGCCATCCCCGGTGTATTGGCTAAGTTACATCTATTAATGGACGAATCTGCCTCAGACGCGGTAAAGTTAGGGGCTATAAAAGACTTCCTCGACAGGGCAGGCTTAAAGCCTGTGGAGAAGATCGAGCAGCAAGTCTCTCAGGTTGAGAGTGCCTCCCTTGATGAACTGAAACGAGAACTTGAGGCTTTGACAGGCTCTTCAACGCCAGAAGAATTGCCGGAATTAATGAATTGATATGCCAGAACCGAATATTAGCTCATTCACAGGACTTCTTTCTGACAAGGATAAAGATGATGTAGCCGACATATTGAGTGGAGGTGGCGGCGCTGAGGTAAGTGCTGCATTGGGGAAGGCTTTAGGCGGTCTATTATCAGGCGGTCTATTATCAGGTTATAAGGATAAGATAGTAAGGGATGAGGAAGACAAGAATAAAAAATCATCTGAGAAGTTTGGTGATCTTGAGTTTACTGCTGAAGTAAAAAGCAAACTTGGTCCCAATATGGCGGGGTATTATTCCCCCTTATTGGATAACCCTGGCAAGTTTATCCACGTTTTAAAGCAGAAAGAGAAAGTTCACCCGGACGATCTTACAGCTTTGGATAAATGGGTTGGTGGGTTTTATTCAAAGAAAAGCAATCCTTCTATAACGTTGGATTATGTGCTAAATCAAACTCTCGGACCAAATTGGCATTCGAAGAAACAAAACCCTCACCAAGGTTCGCCGTTGGGCGTATTTAAAAAACAAGCCATACAGCCCGGAAATCTATATTTAAGCCCTAAAGCATTGACTGGAGGGTGGGACCCGAAAGACCCTTCTTTGAAAGGACATCCTATGGATATAATAGGGCATGAGTTAGGCCATTCTGCAAGGGTAGGTTTACTGGGGACTATGCTAGATGAAGAGGGAAATCCAGTTAATGAAGAAGCAATACAAAGGTATGAAGATGCTCTATATGGGTTTAGTCCCGCTATGAAGTGGCAGGCTATAAATAGTATGAACATTAACAAGAAAACGGCTGACGCACCTCTGGCTTGGGGACAATCCATGCAAATGCTACAGAATAAGCCTGATTCGTGGGCCACGCCCAGTGGTTTAGAACCTACCCTTAACGCCATATTTGAGGGGGGTCAATTTGACAGGTTCGGTCGAGCAAGTCGAAGAGATGATGAGGAAAAACGCGGAGCGTATTGGTGATATGCCTTCAGGCCCATATGAAAGATTTTACCCCGGAGAAGATAAGGGGCTATTAGACCCTACTTGGGGTGGGGGACCGTATAGACTTAGCGCTCCCAGTGACTCCCATAAGGGGTCTGCTCTTATGTTGGGCCTTCTTGGTGGTGGTGCTGCTGGATACGGAGCCAAGTTAGGCTATCAGGGCATTGTGAGGGGTGGGCAGGCTTTAGATAGAGTCCTTCCGGCCCTGAAAACCTTGGTAAAGAGAGCGGCTCCAGTCTGGGGTGAGGGGCTTCTTGATTACGGGGTAGGCAAGCAGACAGAGAAGGAAGTTGAGAAGGTAATCGAGAAGGTTAAGGAAAGAAGAGAGCCTGCGCCTGTATCGCGCCTTAAAACTGGGGAAGTTCGTCAATCAGTAGAGTCTGGCCTAACCGGGGCTAGCTGGTACTCTCGCGCACAAGCTACAGTGCTCAACGCAACGCAGCCAACGCCTACTGCCGCCCAGTCGACTCCAGCGCCACCCAGGCGCCGCGGCCCC